CGCGCACCCTTCTGGGTGTGTCTGCCTACCAGCCGGCTGACCCTAAGAACGGGCCGACGATCGACTCGAAGTCCGTTGAACGAATCCGCAAAAACCTTGGCGGACAGATTCAGCTTTGGCCGACGACTCGTCTTCGCTGGTACCTCGACGACCTCGAACGTGCCCAGCGTCAGGCCGATGCCGGCATGCTGGCGAGCGCATCTCAACTCTATCGCGCCATGCAGCGAGACGGGGTGCTCGCGGGGCTCCTCGGCACCCGAACGTCCGGCCTTGTTCGGCTGCCGAAGCGGTTTTATGGCGATGCCGAGCTTTGTCAGGAGCTCCGCGCAAAAAACGGGACGCGGTCCGTCTTCGATGACATGTGCCCTCCCGGTGAGCTCGCAAGGCTTGCGGCCGACGGCATCGTGCTCGGTGTTGGGGTCGGCGAACTCGTGCCGGTGGAGGGTCGCGACTACCCGATCCTGATCCGCCTCGACCCCGAGTATCTGCAATACCGCTGGACGGAGAACCGCTGGTATTACGAGTCCTCGGCGGGCCTTCTGCCGATCACCCCGGGCGATGGCCGATGGGTGCTCCACATAAGCGGCGGGCGCATCGCTCCGTGGCAGTCCGCGGCCTGGCCCGCGCTAGGTCGAAGTTTCATCAACAAGGAGCACGCGCTCCTCAATCGATCGAATTACGCGGCCAAGCTCGCGAACCCCGCCCGCGTCGCGATCGCTCCCATCGGCGCGAACGACGAGCAGCGTCAGGGCTTCTTCCGACGCGTCATGGCGTGGGCCACTGACACCGTCTTTTCGCTGCCCGTCGGTTGGGACGTGAAGCTGATCGAGTCAAAGGGGACGGGCATCGAGGTCTTCCAGCACGTCATCGATACGAGCGACAAGGAGTACACGATCTGTCTTTCGGGGCAGTCGGTCACGACGGACGGCGGTGCGGGTTTTCAGAATGCCGACGCATTCAAGTCAATCCGATCCGACCTCGTACAGGACACCGGCGACGGACTTGCCTACACGGTCAACACTCAGATCCTCCCAGCCTACGCGACGCAGCGCAAAGGCATCGGCATCATCGCGACGTGCCCGTGCGTCGAGTGGAACACGGCCACGCCGAAGGATCTCGTCATCGCCGCTTCGTCCCTCACGGGAGCCGCCGGAGCGATCAAGAGCCTGAAAGACGCTCTCGCCCCGGTCGTGGACCAGGTGACCGGGACGATTACGCGTCCGGCTGCCACCGACAAGGACGGCAACGCCATCGAGATCGACGTCACCGAGATCCTGGTCCGCTTCGATGTCCCCGTCCGAGGTGGGCTCGTTGACGGCTACGACGAGGACACTTCGCTGGACGAACTCGCGGCCGCGCGTGCCCGCGCTGTCCAGCCGCCCGTCTCCACGGACAAGCTCTCGGAGGCGGCGTGAGGAAAGTGCTTCCCTACCGCCCTACGGGCTCGGACCCACTGGCGCTCATGGCCTCAGCCTACGGGGCGAGCTTCGCTCCCGGCATGATCGTCATCTCTTCGGACGGTGCTCCCGCGCTCTTCGAACAATGCGGATCCGCCGCCGTCGTGGATATCGTGGGGCCCGTTGTTCAACACAACGGTCGAGGCTGGGACAACTACGACGACATCGCGAGGCGAGTAGAGGCCGCCACGGCATCGTCGTCGAAGGCGGTCGTTCTTCGGATCGACTCCCCAGGCGGTGACGTTCTTGGCATGATCGAGTGCGCGCGCGAGATCCGCGCGACGTGCGCCGCCGCGGGGAAGCCTCTCTTTGCCTTTGTGGACGGCATGGCGTGCAGCGCGGCCTACGCGCTCTCGACAGCCGCGTCCGTCATCGTCACGCCGCCCGCGAGTCTCGTTGGCAGCGTTGGAATATTTCAGCCCATCGTCGATGCGACCGCAGCCGATCGCGCGATGGGTCTCACGATCACGATGGTCTCGAGCGGTGCGCGAAAGCTGGACGGGAACCCTCACACGACGACAACCGAGGACGCTGTCGTCGAAGTGCAGAAGCGAGTCGACGGCCACGCGAGCCTATTTTTCGACCTCGTTGCCGAGATGCGTCCAGGCATCACCGCCGATGACCTGCGTGCGCTCGAGGGCGCGAGCTTCCTCGGCAAAGAGGCTGTCAGCGTCGGCCTCGCCGATGCGGTTGGAAGCTGGAGTGACGTGCTCGCCATGGCGGCGAGTGCAGACAAGGCCACGGCACCAGCCGCACCGGCCAAGGAGAAGACCATGGCTGAGGAAGAAAAAGTCGATAAGAAGGCGGCGGCTCGCAAGGCCTTTTTCGGAGCGATGGAAAAAGCCTTTGAGGCGGCCTTTGGCGACGAAGAGACCGACAAGGAGAAGGCGCCGGCCAAGGAGGAACCGAAGAAGGAAGAGGGCAAAGCCGCCGCCGAGGAACCGAAGAAGGAAGAGGGGGCGTCCGCGAAGGCATTCGTCGCGACCGTCAGCGCGTCGGAGTTCGCGAAGCTCGCAGCGTCACACCATGCTCTGGAGACGAAGCTGCTCGCCAAGGAAGAGGGCGAGGCCCGCGCCGCGCTCTACTCGACGCGTCCTGACTTCACGGCGGCGCAGCGAAGGACGCTAGACCTGCTTCCGATCGCAGAGGTCAAGGCAGCCTGCGAGACGTGGGAGCGAATCGGTCGACCCGCAATGGCGCTCGCGTCCGCACCCACGCGCGGCAAAGGACAGAACAACGACGATTCTGCTGACTTCGTCGACGAGCAAACTGCCAAAGCCATCTCCGCGAGGATGGGTGGCGAGTCGCCGCTCGCCGGTATCTCGCACGAGGGGGGTGCCCTGACGTTGGGCCCGATGACCCCTGAACAGGCACGTGACCACCTGAAGAAACTGCAGTCCGCCGGAGGTGCATCGTGAGCGCTCTCACCCAACCGCGTCAGCCGATCCTCGAGACCCTGAAGAACGAGGCGCTCCCCATTGCCGCCGTCCAGGTGTGGCAGGGCGCCCGCATCTACCTCGACACCACGAACAACGTGGCGACCATCGGTAATGCGACGTCCACGACGCTGATCCCCGTCGGTATCGCCGCCGAGTCAGTCAACAACTCGGGGGGCACGTCGGGCGGCATCTACTGCCTCGTCGAGCTCGACCGAGAAGTTGCGTGCCAGTGGCTGGACAACGCCACCGGCGGCGCGGCGGTCACGGCTCTCTACGCAAATGCCTACGTCCTCGACGACCACTCCGTGCAGGCGACCGGCAACTCCTCGGCCGGTCGCGTGTGGAAACTCGACCCACAAAAGGGCGTCCTCGTTCAATCCCCGGCTGTCTGACGACTGCGGAATAAAGAAAGGATACTTCGATGTCTGATGTAACACCGCAGTTCGTCATGCAGTACGAGCGCCGAATGAAGGCGATCACCGAACACTCCTACACCAAGCGGCTGTCAGGGGAGAATATGTGGGTCAATCGCTTGATGCGGCTCACGCCGATCGAGGGAAAGACTGAGCGTGTAACGTGGTTCCTTGACACCGCGACGATCGAGCCGATCGGTCCAAGCGGTTCGGGATCGATGAAATTCGAGAACATGGTGACTCAGTCGGCCGAGTATCCGACCTTCAAGCACGGCAAGGGCATCAAGGTCCAAGTCGACCAGCTCGAGGACCTCGACGGTACAGGGCTAAACGAGCTCTCGAAGTGGAGCGAGAACATCGGCTCCGACATCGCATACTACCCGCAGAGGCTCGCCGCGCAGCTGGTCCTGAACGGTGCGAATACGGATGGATCCGCTACGGCGTACGACGGTCTCCCGTTCTTCATGGACACGACCGTCGCGACGGGGAACCCGAATCCCGCAGGCACGTACTCAATGGGTCACTACTACAACCCATTTAGGACGACGCTCGGTGGCTACTACAATTGGTTGCACGGGTCCGCGGTCACTGTTTCGACGCCCTCCGGTAATCAATACTACCCCGGTGCGCTTCCGATTGACGACTCCGTCACGGTCGACGTTGCGCTTACGAATCTCGGCAAGGCGATCGCCTATATCGCGTCGTGGAAGATGCCGAACGGCATTGACCCGCGATTCCTGAGGCCGCTGTACATCATCATCCCGCCGCGGATGGCTCCCAGACTGCGCCAGCTCCTCAACGCCAAGACGATCGCGCAAGCGGCATCAGGCGGCGCAGGGTCGGGCGACGTCGAGAAGCTCATCACGGGATGGGGGCTTGGCACGCCCATCATTGCGCAGGAGTTCGGGGCGGCTGTCACGTACAACGCGCAGATTCCCTTCGTGGTGGCGTCGGGCACGCTGCAGGGGCAGGTCAACTTCAAGAAGGAG